ATTTACACCTTTCGGTAACGTTTTGGTCAGTTGAAACCCACACACCCCGTAGTGCCCTCAACAAAGAGGGACAAACATTTATTTATAGTCGTTGCCACGACATCAGACATATTTTCTCTAAAATTCTCCTGTTTAGAAGAGGAAGACGGGCGTTACCGGCCCATCCACCAGTACCACTTCAAACTCGAACTGCAATTGATCGTAATACTTCTCGAGGCATACTTGCGTCTCCGGATCAATCCCGAATGCCTTCCAAAAGGACACTCTAGTTCGATCTGAAACACACATGAACTTAGGGTCCATCCCCAGTCCCATGCGTGCGAATCCAGTTTCCATAACCGGGTCCAAATACAATTTTGATCTTTTTCGGCGCTGCATCACCCTGCGACTTTTGGTCCGCTTAAGGTTGATGGAGTTTGCTGATCGTAGATAATAAGTATAGAATTGTTGTAAAACAGGTAAGCCACTACTAAGCGACATACCACCCTGACCCACTGCATCCATCCATTTCTTGGTCATAGATGCGGAGTTTAGTGGCTTAATGCTCAAACTATCCTCTAGGAAAGAGTTTGGCACTTGTCTCACCATCCTATACCCTCCGTCTACCCAGACTGGCTGAGTTTGACAGAAGACGATCTCTTCTATTTCATAGACAGGGTCTTCAACCACCATCGTGAATCCCATTTCAAGGAACCATTCTGACAGCCCGTCACTGAATTTACTAAGATCACTTTTCTCAATGATTACTACGCAATCATCGCCGTTGTTCAATAAAGAGTAGAAGTTGAGCTTCTTGTGCACCATATAGGCGTGGACCATGGAACTCATAATAAGGCAGTTCCCAATCCCGGTGTTAATACACCCACTCGTGCGCGTCCCTTCGACTGTATATCTCAGGAACCCGTCTGACGTTCTGCCCGTACACTTGGGGTTAAGTTGCATCTTGAGCAACCAAGCCAACTGTGGATCACTGTCGGCTTGGCAATATATAGAGTGCTCCCACTGTAATATGTCACGATTGACATGTTGATCAAATCTCGACGCATCCAGCCCTATCGCGACTGGATTACGGAATTTAGAC